TTTCAAAGATGGGCGGGGCATTTCCCCGACGCTGGGGTTACAAGCGTCGCAGAATGAGTTACTCGCTGCGACTCCGTTGGTCGATAGCAAGACGCGAACGAATGTGTGGCGATTTACCAGTCGAAGGGCATCGTCGAGGCTACCACACATAGGAGAATTTCGGTGTAGTCAGCACGTCATACCATGAGCTACGGTTCTAAAAGTGACGCCGTGAAGCCTTAAGTGGGACCGAGCACGTTAAACAAACAGTTACGCCATTCTGTACTCGGACTGCCACGCTGCCATATAGGCGTGGATCAACTTTATTTAGTATATGAGAAACCCCAAGATGAAGAAAACCGGTAAGAAAGTGGATACTATGAAGCAGTTAGTAGCGGATCTGCGGAAAGTTGCACTTAAACCGAAGAAGACACCTGGTTCCAGGAATGCCGGTGTGTCAAAATCGCTACCTAAGTCGAGTTACCTCTCACTCCTTAGAAACCCTTTTAATCGAGAGGCTTATGGATGCAAGGTTCCAGATCCAATGTCAAAAGCGACGAGTGCCTATAAACTCGTCGGGACTGTCCCTGTTCAATCAAACACAGCAGGTACTGGATTCGGTGTTGTTTTCAAACCGAATCCTTTGCTGACTTTGATTGATGCAGGTCATTGGTCAGGAATCACAAACACGACATACTCATTGACCGCTCCGACTTTCACTGCTTCCGCTCAAAATGCTACCTTTTATAGCATGACGAGCGCGGCTGGTCTGGCGAGCGTTGTTGATAATTATCGTGTAGTCGCCTTTGGTGTTAAGATGCGCATGATGATACCCCAGTTGTCTTGTACTGGTCGTGTCATTGTGTGCAAGCTTCCACGCACTAAAGTTGACCCGACAAATATCGCAATTAATAATCAGTCCTATAGTTACGCGGTGTGCGCAGCTAATGGTACTGGCCCGACTATGGTCTCGCCCACTGTTATTAATTCTGCGGCATTGTTGGAGCTTCCAGGGGCGGAAGAGTTCGCTATGCCTGATTTAATCGGCCGCGATCTGACTTTCAGTTCGATGCCAACAAGCTACGCTGCATTTAATTTCACTAATGTAGCCACTAGTGGGTTGGTCGCTGTAAGTGTCTATCAAGATGAAGAAGTTATGGCTGGAGCAACCGGCGGTGTTTTAATTAATGCTTCCGGACCTGTGGATAACACCGCGGGGCTCGAGGATATATGCTTCTATTTTGATGGTTTGCCCTCCAACCAACCATTGGTTGAGTTCGAGGTGATAATTCATCTCGAGGGTGTCCCAGCTGTTGCAAACAATGCGATTGCACAGCCAATTCCAAGCACGGCTGCCGGTAGCAGGCAGCCTTTGCTGCCAGTAGATAAGATCTTTGAGGCTGTTGAGCGATATGCCCCATTTCTAATCACTGAAGGTGCAAAACTCTTCGAGAGTTATGTACAGCGCGGTCAGCGTACGCTGACGAATGGGTAAGATGTCTATGCGAACTTATTGTATTGGTTGAGTGTGGTTCAATGCTTGATCATTATAATAGAATGGCTGATGATATTATACGACCGCTTTTGTAAACGTGTGTAATTATCTGTAATTTATCTATTTTATTTGTTGTATATTTGTATATAAATTTTCTTTCCGTAAGACCTGGAACCAATCACAGGCCCTGTTAACAGGATAGTCTAGTGTGTTTGAGTGACGCGATGTCTGCAGTGCTCAAAATAAATGTCAATTGATACAACTTGCGCTAAGGAGGATCGATTCTCCTAACCTGACTGGGCCTCTTAAATGAGCGGCTGGGTAATCAACAATCGATAGCGGGGATTGAAACGAAGTTGAAGGGTTGTTTTGACGCATCATAGAAAGGATGATGCACGGCTATGTAGAGCGGGTGGTTGCCATGAATTGAGTTATCAATTCAAAAAGCCACTAGGGGATTACTACCAGATATCTCCTCTTGATGTTATAATCAAGTTCCACTGTGTGGTGAACCTACGGGGAAATAGTGAGTTAGATTGGAAATGCACAAATCAGGTGAACATAGTTCGGTTTTATCGAGGAAGGAATGCCTCAGCAATTTACAACAACCAGAGAGTGACGACAACTCAAATGTCGTGATGCCACATCTTGCTTGCAGGCATCTCAATAATATGCAACAAGAGTCGGAAGAGGTCCCCGAAACAAACGAGGGCCTCCTTGGTCTCGATTGGACGATGTATACTGTTGGTCAAATTTGTCTGGCCAAGCACATCACCGGTATGTCTTGCGAAGACATACTTAGCATCCCACCATCACCAAATCGCTTTATCGTTCGGAAAATGATTCGCGAACGTAAATTGTGCATATGTAATTATTGTGTGTGTAACGGTATTCTTTTTTATGATTTCTGTCCGGACGGTGAAGAGTGGCATTATATTAATGCACGTCACACTGATCGTCTTAGTTTGTTACTCGTTGCGATATCGATGTTGCCGACGTATAGAGTGCATCAACTGAATGGAACCCATGGTGAGTGGACGAACGGTGACGACATGCTCCCAGCTGCCGACCGCGCACGTCGCCGTCGCGAAGCGCGGAACCACCGCCATCAGCGGCCGCTCAATGTCGAACGGCGTGATCCTATGGATCACGAGCCTGCCGTTCGCGAAATTCCGCGAGTTGTTGGTGAACCGATTCAAGCGCCTGTTGATAACGGCGCGCTCCTCGCTCGCGAGCTGAACATCGAAGCACATGCTGTTGAAGACGTGGTGCATGAAGATGCAGTCGAAGTTGATGAGATTGAGCGTAGGCGCCTCTATCGACGCAAGCCGCCGCGCGAGAGGTTTGATTTAGCCTCAAATGCGTGGCGCTGGCTTGGTATAGTCATTCGCTATTTCTTCGGTTTACGCGCCTTGGCTCTGCTCAATAAGTTCCGCTATTTTGATGGATCGACACTCGAGTATCTCGTCTCTATGCCTTTCATCGTGAACGATGATGCGCTTGAGAACTTCGAAGATGAACCACTAGTTGAAGAATTTCGACCGGTGAGTGCGATGAATTCCCTCGTTAATTACGGTCGTGAAGTTGATGCACAGCTTGCACACACTGAGGTCACTCTCTTGCAAGCCACACATCAAACTGTGGTCGAGGTGAACATGACTGCAGCCAGGCGAGTTATCCAATCGCATGCCGGAAGCAAGCCATGTCTGTCGCTACTTCAAACGCTTCTCTATGAGCTACGCGATCTGAACGACAACGGTGCAAATCGTATGCGTACACACACTGCGATCTTCGCATACCAGCAGCTCGAGATGCAGTACGCAACGGCTTTAGCTACTGCTCAAGAGGTGCAATATAAGACGTACTAGGTCACGCCGCCGCAACCATTTGGTTGTATATATGTCGGGTTGCGGCGGCAAGCGACGATAAGATGTGATGTGAATAAAGTTTTTGTTTTCAATGTACATAGATGGCGTAATTTAGATGATCATAGATATCGCTCTATGTTCACAGTTGATGGTGATTTGAATTTCCCAGACACTATTAGCAAGGATGGCTACTACAAGACGGTTTATGGCCCAAGCTTCGCACATACTGGGATCATATATGCACGCAGCAACCACAATCACGCCATGGCATTGCGACGCCTTACGGCTTGTCGCTTTGTTGATGGTATCAATGTGGAGCTACAGTATATGACAAATCAAAACGATTACTTCCGGAACAATGCACGTGATCTAATTTCTTACTATCGTCGTGCTTTCAAGCCCGTGCGCGATGCATTTATGCGCGCATCTGATGGAATTGAAGCATTTGTACAACTTCCTCATCGTCGTAGACTCGCACGTATAAATGCTCTCGTTGAGCTCGATCGTGCAGGTCATACTCACAATGAAGAATTATATTGTAAGAAGGTTATCGGGAACATCAAGCCATTCGAGTTTGGTAAACCTGGTAAATATCCACGCATGGTCAATGATCTCGGTGTGCCTGCTTCGCTCGCGGGCGCACGCTTAGCTGAAATGATGAAAGATTGTATGTCAAAGTTAGATTATCACGTTCGCGGTGTTCGCGCTAGCTTCATCAAGCAACCAGACCCGAACGCACTTGCTGCACTCTTCGATGAAATGCGCACAAGCAAAGACCGCATTCGCGCGGTCTACTTTTCTGATGATTGTTCAATGACATACATGCGTGATGGCGTGCGGTACTATACGAATATCGATATTAGTACGTGCGACACCTCACATTATGATGAAAGTTTCCACGCTGTGCGTCGTGGTCTATCCGGTACTTCTCGAGACGTTTTCAATGCGCATCTTAAGTTTATGCGTAAAAACATCACATTAAAAGAGTTCCGTGGCCGTTTGCGTGCCAAATTGTATAGCAAGCGACCATTTATGTTGAGTGGCTTGACGAAGACCACGCTCTTCAACAACAACGGAACACTGGCAATCATAGATTCTATCGGTAGACTTGACGTCATCAATTCAGAGAACATAACCGCAGCGGCTCGTGCTGCTGGTTATGTTGTGACGGTTCAAGAGAGTTGCGATTTTGAAAGTTTACAGTTTTTGAAACACTCCCCAATTATACACAATGGCACCACGTATGCGGTCATTAATCTTGGTGTCATTATGCGTACATTGGGTCGCGCTTCTGGAGATCTGCCAGGTCGCAACACCATTCCGCTTTATGAGAGGGCGGTTAAACATCTCTCATGCGTAGTGAATGGTATAGCACAAGGTGCAATGCCGGATTTTGTTGATCAGTTGAGTCGTAAATTCCCAGTTCGGACGTCCATTGATGTGGAACTCCCCTGGGTTGTTCAACAGACGCAACATATCCATCGCGAGCGTGTAGTTATACCGCTCGAAGCATTCGCCAAGCGTTACCATTTGCTTGGTCACGAGATAAGCGCATTCAGAGATATGATGCGTGAAGCAGACGTCTTCACCTCTATCCGATCGACGCTTGTCGATAAGGTGCTCCAACTCGATTACGGGATGGATGCACTAACCTGGTAACTCAGGACTTTGTTTGGCTTCGGTATCCAAACATCGTATATCTCTTATAAGATCCGTGTGGTGCTATATGCAGACGAGAGTCGTCCCATACGCT